CATGTATGGAAAGACTGCAAACAAAGCAATTAGGATGTATTTTGATGATATTGAAAGATTTCTCAAAAATACTTCTACACAAGGTAAGATGAAAAATGCATTTAAAATGAAAAGTGCTGAAGATCCATCTGTAACTGCTTGGAATGAGAATATCATAACCAAATTCAAGATAGAAACGATTATATTTAACAAAAAGAGATTAACAGTCAGGTTCAAAGATGTTGATCAAGGCGGAGAATATGATGCCAGTGATGTTCTTGCAAAGTTATTTCCAGACCAACCAGTTGCAACCGATAGAGAGCCACTCAGTCCATTTTTAGAAAAGCTCCGTAAGAAAGTTGGTGCAATAGTACTGGCACCGCAGGATGATTATGAAAAACGTGTTAAGGAATTAGTAGATACTGCTAATATGATGAATAAGAGGCTTAAATGATAGGATTTAAGGAATTCATAAATGAGGTTCTCAAGAAGGTAGATGGAAGATGGGCTCTTGTATCAAAAATCAATGGTAAGCCATTACAATATTGGGATCACAAACCATCAGAAGATGAAGTAAATAAGGTCGAGCGTCGGATTCAGTATTTTAAACATATGAGGAAAAAGAAATGAAAACACTAAAGGAATTTGAACAGGATTTATTAGAAGTCTATACCAAAAAATTTGTAAAGAAGTTGATAAGTGATCCATCTGTAGATTCAAAAGAGCAGGATGAGATTATTTCAACTGTCATTGTAGGGAAGCATGACAGCGTAAATGGTGAAATAGAAGTAGAATTGACTAAAAAAGGATCTTTTGAACAGTTCAATGTCGAGGGTAAGATTTCTGGTAAGTCTATTAAAAAATCCAAAATCAGTCTTAAAGAAGTATTAAAACTGATTGATAAGATAGAAAGTTAGTATAAATAATTGTGATATGGATTATGGTCATTGGACAACTGAGATTGATTTTGAGCCGAGTGAGTGGTTTGGATTTGTATATAAGATTATTCACATACAAACAGGTCGCTCGTATATTGGTAGAAAGCAATTCAATTTTACCAACCGAAAAAGAGTCAAAGGTAGAAAAAATCGAAAGAAGGTGATCAAAGAATCTGATTGGAAAACTTACACTGGTTCGTGTAATGAACTGAATGAAGAAATTACAAAAATTGGTAAGGAGTGTTATAAATTCGTAATTGCCAAATTATGTAAGACAAAGCGTGAATTGGGTTATACAGAAACCGAATTGCAAATAAAAAATGATGTTTTGACATCGAAATTTCCTGATGGTAACAGGAGATATTACAACTCAAATATAATGAATAGGTGGTTCGCTGAAAAGGAGCAAACATGAAGATTGATATTAGTAAGTTAGATTTGGAAAAATTAAATGAAGATAATTTTGAAAGGGCAAAATCCAAGAGTAAGATTAAAAAGTTCAGTAGTGGAATTGAACGTAACCGAAAAGAATTGAATTGGAAAAAGACCCGTAGACATCATAGTCGTAATCGATGAGGTTTAGACCAAAGAAACTTGTTAAGAAGTTAGGGAAGGCTGGTGCAAAGGTTGCAATGTCTGCATCACCAATTCCCATACCAGATTCAATTAAGGATACGATTACAGGTGAAGTTAATAAAATTGGTGAAGTTTTAGAAACGGTAAAAAATATTGAGGAGCAATTAGAGGTACTAATTGAACTTTTGGAATTAGCAACAGAAAAGGAGTGATTACATAATGACTGGCTTGGGTAGTAAATTACTGGATGCAGCCAAGAGAGATTATCAAGGACAACTCGCAAAGACATTTGCAAACTTGGAAATTCTTATTAATAATCCTGTTGGGATTGGGGAACATACCGATATAGTTGGAGAAGTACAAATTTGTATTGAAAAAATTCATGATCTTGAAGGATGTGTTCAGATCATAGACAACATAGAAAAGCAGGTAAAGCAGTCACACGCTACACTGAATTAGAATTTGTAAAAACGGACGAAATACCCAACCAAGATGGTTGGGTATTTTTTTTGAAAAAAAGTGAAATTAGACTAAACCTTTTGGGTTTTAATACGTCTAATATAGTAGAGACAAAAAACAAAGGAGAGTTGCAAAATGGCAAAAATACCAGAAGAAATTATGAATGGTTCAAGTCATACTCTAGGCATCTACATTGACAACATGATTCTTAGAGGACGGATTGTAGAATTGCAAAAAGAAATCGCAGAATTGAAAAAAAAGTTAGAAAAAAAGTGAAATTAGACTAAACCTTTTGGGTTTTAATACGTCTAATATAGTGTAAGAGTTAAGTTAGGAGAGGTTATTAAATGAATCGTAAGTTTTACATCAAGATTATCAAATACATTTATCTTTGTCTCAGATTAGATTTATCGATAGATGAAATTAAGTCATTAGAAACTGAAATTAAGGATATATAGTATGAAATTAGGTGAATTAGTCAAGAAGTTACAAGAATTGGAAACGCAATACGGCTCCGATACGAATATCGAATTCAACATCGACACAGGTGATTGGTCGAGTGATGAAGATGCAGTTGCACACGAAATAGATCAAACGCATGATTGGGAAGATATTAAAAATCAAAAATGGGTCAACATCTACTTGAGGTAATATGTTATGGAAAAAAGAAGCAGAGCAGAAATTAGACGACAAGAACAACTAAAAAAGTACAGTAAAGGAACCAAGAAAATGACAATTACTCACAACAATCGTAAATTTTACATTAAGAATGAATTGGGAACTGCATATTATATTGATGCGAACGATGATGTTCTTGCTTGCCCACTATGTGTAGATGGAACGCCTGATGATGATGAATTAGTTTCAACTTACTTGTATGATTTTGATATAAGACCATTGTCTAATGTTAAATCATTGGAAACTGAAATACGAAATGCACTTTCGTGGGATAATCATCACAGTGAAGAAAAAACACGTTTTTTTAATAATAGTTGCATTTAGCCCTTGACAACCATAGTAAAATATGGTATAATAGCAGTGTTGAATTGAGTTGGTAATAATTATTTTCACCTATATATTGGAGATGTGAATTGAATAGTAAAAGAATTGAAGTTGTTCGTAAATTTTATAATGAACTTGGTAAAGAAGTTATTACTCGTAAGGAACTCTATAGTACGCGCGATAAGCTCAGAGATGAGCTTCCTTTGGTCAGCGTACGTTGGATTGAAGATAACCATAGGGTAACTGGTAAATCTGGTCACTATCGTCTTCCTATTGAGATTCTTGATGGTGTAACAGACTCAGTAGAAATTTCTCAAGAATCTGTCAAAGGTAAAGTCAAGCCTAAAGCAGAAGTTGAAGTCGAAGAAATTGTAACCAATGCATTTAATTTCATTCCTGTGAAAGATCCTAGCTATGTCTCATGGGGTCATCATCGCGACATCGAATCCATTGTAAAGTCTAAAATTTTCTATCCAACTTTCATCACTGGTCTATCTGGCAATGGCAAAACTTTCATGGTCGAGCAGATTTGTGCGAAGCTTAAGCGTGAAGTCATTCGCGTCAATGTTACTGTTGAAACTGACGAGGACGATCTACTTGGTGGATTCCGTCTAGTTGATGGTGAAACCCAATTCCATAAAGGGCCTGTTGTTGAAGCCATGGAACGCGGTGCAGTACTGTTACTTGATGAAGTTGATCTCGCATCTACTAAGATTCTCGCACTTCAGCCAGTTCTTGAAGGCAAGGGAGTTTTTCTCAAGAAAATCAATCAGTGGATTACCCCAAAAGATGGATTCAACGTCATCGCGACTGCGAATACTAAGGGTAAAGGCTCTGAGTCTGGCTCTTTTATAGGAACTAACATCTTGAATGAGGCTTTCCTTGAGAGATTTGCAGTTACCTTTGAGCAGGAATATCCCACTAACGCAAATGAACTCAAAATTGTCAAAAATACCTTTAAGGACAATGGCATTGAGGACGATGTATTCGCCGACCATCTGGTCAAATGGGCGGACATCATTCGTAAGACTTATTACGATGGTGGAGTTGATGAAGTAATTTCAACTCGTCGCTTGGTTCACGTTTCCAAAGCCTACTCTATCTTTCAAGACAAACTCAAAGCGATTGATCTCTGTATCGCACGATTTGATGACGATACCAAGCAATCCTTTAAGGAACTCTATGGTAAAGTTGACGCCGATGTTGATGTTGACGGCGAAGAAAATTCCGAAAAAAAAGATGAATATAACCCATTTTAGTCTAAACCTTTTGGGTTTTAATACGTCTAATATAGTGTAAGACAAAAACAAAGGAATAAAAGTTGATAAACAGAATCACAAAAAACAATCTCGCAAAACTTCTCGCGACTGAAAATATTGATGTAGAGCACCGTAAAGTGTCTACTGCAGCATTTGACGTAAAGAATCGTAGACTGATTCTCCCGATTTGGGAAAATGTATCGAATGACGTATATGATCTTTTGGTCGGCCATGAGGTTGGTCACGCACTGTTCACTCCACAGGTTGAAATCGAAAATCTCTGCAAGAGTATAGATGAAAATAATGCAGGTACGGTTAAGTCGTTCCTTAATGTTGTAGAGGACGCCCGTATTGAGAAGAAAATCAAACGTAAATTTAATGGTCTTCGCAAAAACTTCAATCGAGGATATTCTGAACTGTTAGAAAAGAATTTCTTTGGTATCGAAGGTCGTGATCTTGACAGTTTTACCTTGATTGACCGCATCAATATTCAATTCAAGCTTGGTAGTCATCTTGATGTAGTTCCTTTCACTCCAGAAGAAAAGGAGATTGTCAGTCGTATCGAGAATCTTGAAACTTTTGAAGAAGTTGTTGAGGTTGTACGAGAAATCTATGCGAGCTCGGGCGGTTCTGATACTGATTATAGTTTAGACGATTCTGAATTTTCTGATAATGACGAAGAAGGATTTCTTGATTCTGAACTTTCTGAAAATGAGGTTGATGGCCCTGATGATAATGGCGAAAATGATGATTCTGAAGAAGATTCTGAAGAAGAAAGCGATGATACACCTACTACGGGCAACAATCCTAATAATAGTCCACCGCAAGAGTCTGAAACTCAAACTAATTTAGACGAAGAATTGCAGGACTTAGTAGACGAGAATTCTGAAGAGCCGAATTACATTGGT